AACGGTAAGACCCAAGTCTACGAAGACATGACTGCGGGCGTGCTGGATAAGGACGGCTTCCGGGAAATGATGGAGATGTTCACCCAAAGGTTGCGGAAGGCGGAGGATGAGGTGGAACGGCTCCAGAAGGAGAAGCAGAAACTGATCGATGACCGCTACCTTCTGATTCCCTGGATCGAGAGCCTGCGGGAGTACAGGGGCTTTACGGAACTGACCCGCAAGATGCTGGTGGCGATGGTTGAGGACATTTTCGTGTTCGAAGGCGGCAAGGTACGGGTCACATTCCGCTATGCTGACCAGATTGCCGATCTGATGCGGATGAGCCTGAAGGAAGGCGAAGAGATCAAAGTTCCCCGGAAGATGGAGATCTTTGTGGATGACGAGATCGTCACGCCGGTCATGCCGAATCCGACGCCGCCTCCGGTTCTTCCCCTTTGGCTGCCGGATCGGATTGATGAAAACGGTGTGGAGTTTGTAATCGCACCGGATAGGGAGAGCTTGGTAGCAGCGAGGCCGGTTGCAGCAGCGAGGTGAGGACATGGCAGATTGGGCGCTCATTAAGAATCATGTAGAGCTTTGGAAGGATATGGAGCCTCAGTATTTCTATGTGCAGTCGGCAACCGTGGAAAGCATGGAGACGGCTAAGAATAATTGGCGCTACCACGTGCGTCTTGTCTTGCTGGCAGACCATCCGGGCATTTTCAGGGTTGGGGATTTGAAGAATTTCCCCGATGTGAGTGCCGAGGACCTGAACTATGTGGTGTCGGAAATGATAGAAGTAGAACGGGAGAAAGCAAGGGCAGCCCTTTCCCTCATCCAAGCTCACCCGGAAGCCGTAGAAGAGCGGCTGGCACCTTTACGGGCTGAAGCCTGTGAACTGTTCGACATGATGGAGAAAGCGGACGAGGCAGAGATGAAAAAGCTTAGCGCCCGTTTCAACTTCCTCACCGATGAAGAGCAGAAGATACGATATGCATACTCTCTGCAGAATCCGTGGGTGCTGACCTTCATGCGGTTAGGCGGCTCCTTAACTCATGAGACTGCCATTGCCGCCCTTGACCACATCGGCGTGATTGCCATGGTTGACGATCCGGATTGGCTTGCTTCTCCGGTTTATCCATCGGCAGGCAAGTACAACAAGGGGATGGAAAAGGTGATCGGTGTGGAAGTCCCTGGAGCATCGGTCCCACGGGATAAGGATGGCAGGAAAAAGAGACGGGTGAAGAACCTGATCTACACAGAGCCAAACCTGCTGATTACCGACCTGATTCCCGTTCCACGGTTTTATCAGTACCGGGATTATCTGCCGCAGGAATGGATGAACACACTAAATAAGGCGGCAGAGGCTGCCGGAAAGGAGGCCGACAGATGGGTTACACCGAACGACGTGCAAGACGTTCCTTGCTACCGGAAAAGAAGGAAGAGCAGGAGCTGATAAAAGAACTGGAAGCGATGCGGATTCCGACGGCGGCCTACTGCAGGCTCTCCATGGAGGGTGAGGAAAGCATCGAAAACCAGATCCAGCTGGTGGAAGGGTACATTCAGGATTCGCCGGACCTCCTGCTCGTGGACACCTACGTGGATAACGGGTTCACAGGCACGAATTTTGACCGGCCCGAGTGGAACCGTCTGATGCTGGATGTGCAGCAGGGCAGGATTAACGCCATTGTGGTAAAGGACCTTTCCCGGTTCGGTCGCCATTACGTGGAAGCAGGCAGGTATATCAACGACATCTTTCCGAAGCTCGGTGTACGGTTCATCGCCATCACCGATGATTTCGACAATACGAGAGCTTCTGACCGGGATGACCTCATTGTCCCTGTGAAGAATATGGTGAACTATTACTATGCCAGAGACATGAGCCAGAAAGTTCACGCTACTTTTGAAGAGAAGAAAAAGAGCGGCGAGTTGCTGGGGGCTCCCGCTTTCGGCTACTTCCGTGCAAATACAGAAGTACAGCGGAATCTCCTGCGGATTGATGAAGAACATGCGCCTATTGTCCGCATGATGTACCGCTGGGCTGCGGCAGGGGTTGATATGAGCGACATCGCCAGACGGTTGAACCTGATGGGCGTGCCTTCTCCCTGGGGCTGCAGATGGCGCGACCAGAACCTGCGCCTGATCCTGTCCAACCCAGTTTACTACGGTACTTTCATCAGCGGCAAATGGGTGGTCAACATGCACCAGAGAACAAAGACGGACCGGGAAAGCTGGCTGGTGTTCGAGGATCACCACGAGGGACTTGTGAGCCGGGAACTGTGGGATGCAGCACAGGAAAAGATGAAGGTCAAGGTCCGGGGAGAGAAGATTCCAAAGGCGCTGGATGGACTTTTATACTGCTCGACATGCGGGAGACAGCTTGGCGTGAGACGACAAAGCGGAAAGGTCATTTACCACTGTCCAATGCACACGGGGCAGGGACTACTGAAGACTGGGTCGGCTCCGCTTACCAGAGCGCCACAGATCGTGGAGACGGAGCTTAAAAAGATGGTGCTGAGGGAGTGCCGTGACTATATGAAGTGGATCGAAGGGTGCCGGGAAGCCATCCGCACGGCCGATCAGAACACCGGTCTTATGGGAAAACTGAAAAGGAAATCCATCTCCCTCATGAAGCAGAAGAAGGAAGCGGAATCCACGCTGATGCAAATCTACCAGGATTACCGCGACGGCATGTTGGACATGCAGAGCTTTATGGATCTGCGGGAGCAGCTTTCCAATGAGAAGGCAAATGCGGAGAAAGAGATCACTGACATTCTTTCCATGCAGCGGCAGACGAAGATAAGGGTGAAGAAGGTGCGTGAGTTCCTCACTACCATCGATGGCCTTGTGTTTTACTCCTGGAATGAGGAACTGCTGCGCCGTATCGTGGAGAAGGTGGAACTGAAGCCGGACGGAACGGTCAAGGTGGCGCTTATGATGAAGGACGAGATCGAGAAGCTCACGATGGAGGATTAAGTGATGAGAGAAGACGCGCTTCCCGCTTTCTACCTGCGGTTATCCGTGGCAGATGGCGATAAGAAAGAATCAGACAGCATAGAAAACCAAAGGAAGCTCCTGCTCCGGTACATCGGCAAGATGCCGGAGTTCGGCGGCAGCGACATCATGGAGGTTCCGGATGTACCGCACCTGGAGTACATCGATGATGGCTACAGCGGGAAGAACTTTAACCGCCCTGCTTTCCAGCGGCTTATCACCGATTGCAGAAAGGGTAAGGTTTCCGCAATTCTGGTGAAAGATGTCAGCCGCCTGGGCCGCGACTACGTTGAGGTGAACAGCTACCTGGAGGACATTTTTCCGTTTTTGAGGGTACGCTTTATCGATGCCACACTGAAATATGATACGGGAACAGAGTGCCAAAGTGAGCTACCCTTTGATGTACAGTTTTCCAACATGGTTAACACCTACTACCTCAAGGACATCGCTATTAAGAGCGCAGCTGGGCGGGTAGCCAAGTGGAAGCGTGGCGAGCTTGCCTCCACGTCAACGCCAATCGGCTATGTCTGTGAGGATGTGAAGACAGGCTGGAGTATTGACAAGGACGGTGCGGATATTGTGAGGACGGTTTTCGATCTTGCTTTAACTGGCCTTGGCACAGGCGCAATTGCCACAGAGATGAACAGAAGGGGCATTCCGACGCCTTACCGGTACCTGAAAAGTAAAGGACTCTGGCGGGGTGGATCGTTCAATACTGTCGAGGAGAAGATGGTCTGGGATCACGCTGTGGTCGCCAACATTCTCCGAAACGAGGCCTACACGGGAATGCTGGTACAGGGTAAGACCCAGAGCATCGTGCTGGGAAAAGGGATCAGCAAACCAGCCCCTGATAATATGCGCTGGAAGCATGAGGGAAAGCATGTGGCGATTGTAAGCCCGGAGGAGTTCGAGAAGGCGAAGAGCGTGATTCGGTTTCTGGATTCCCCTGTGGAGCGTACAGAGCACAACTACGCGCTGAAGGGTGTGGTGCGCTGTAAGAATTGCGGCCGCAGGATGATCCGAAGCAATAACGGGATCTTCAGCTGCCACGGCAGGCTCCAGAAGGATTACACTGGCTGCGGCGGAAGCTGGAAAGAGGAAGAGATCGAGAAGGTCGTCCTTGCGGAGCTGATCCGGAAGGGAAAACAGGCTGCGGAACTGCTGAAAAGCATGAAGCGGGACGACTACGATGTCAGCGGTGCCAAGAAGGAGATCGCCGATCTGAAGCGGCAGCTCACAGCGAAATACATGGCCTACGTGAAAAAAGAAATCAGCCAGACGGACTACATGGCCTTCCAGAAGGAGGTCAGGGAGAAGACAGCTGCGCTGGAGGGGCAGATCACAGTCACCAGAGGGAGCAACGAGCACCTGGAAGAGGTGGAGGAAGTGCTGAAGCCTCTGGCGGAAGGGAGTACTGCCGCCGAGCGGAACGGACTGACACAGGCGATGGTGCAGGAACTGGTGGCGAACGTGTGGGTGTCGGAGGACGGCATTGAGGTGGAACTGAAAGCGGATGGGGTGATCCGGATTGCCGAAGATGAGCTGGTGGGGTGATTTCTGCCAGCTTTTTTTGCTTGGGGGGGCGATAGAGCGTCATATTTGTAAAGAAAACGATACATATTTCATTACAAGCCAAGTATGCTATGTACACCTGGATTTCAATAAATTTCCGCAACTATGAGTATCTGCGGAAAACAATTGCAGTAAATATCCAATATCTGAATTAAATAAAATTCC